GCCAGGAAGGGCCGGCCAATGCCACCGTCTCGGTCGTGGCGCAGGGCGAAGAGACCGCGAGTGCGACGCTGGACGCAAACCCTGCCGCCTTTGCGCTGCGCCGCTTCAGCCAGGGGCGCGGGCGCATTGTGCGCGCCGGCGCGCCGCTGGCGGGGGTCACCGCCGGCTCGCTGACCTTCTCCAACGGGATCGAGCGGGTGCGGTCGATCCGCGAGGATGGCCGCATCGATGGCGCGGATCCCACCCTCGCCACCTGCGAGGGATCGCTGACCGTGCGCTTCGACGGCGAGACGCTGATGGCCGAGGCCGCGAGCGGCGATCCGGTCGCGCTGGTCTACGGCTTTGCGATGGCCGAAGGCTACGCGCTCAGCTTCACCCTGCCGCGGGTCTACCTGCCCAAGCCGAAGTATTCGATCACCGGCCCCGCCGGGGTCGAGGCGAGTTTCGACTGGCGCGCCGCCGCCGATGCGACCGGCGTGATGCTCGAGGTCGCGCTTCTCAACGATATCCCAACCCATGGAGACCCTTGATGATCCGTCTCGACCTGTCCGCGTCGCCCGACTGGCTCGATCTCGGCCACGGTGTGCAGCTGCGCGTGGCGCCCATAACCACCTCACTGATGAACCGGGCCCGCGAGGAGCCGATCCTCGCGGAGCTGCCGGAAGAGGCCAGCGCGAACCGGCGCGGCATAGCCCTCGCAAAGGCGCTGGCGCGGGTGGCCGTGGATGACTGGGCCGGCGTGCATGACGCCGAAGACGCGCCGGCCGAACTCACCCCCGAAGGGCTCGACGCGCTGCTCGAGATCGTGCCGATCTTCGAGGCGTTCCAGCTGCGCTACGTGGCGCCGGGCCTGCATCTGGAGCAGGAAAAAAACGCCTCAGCGCCCTCGCCGAGTGGCACTTCGGCGGGGGCGCGCAATACTGCAACAACTGCCCGCAAATCTGCGAAGCCTGCCCGGCGCGGCAAAACGCGCCGCTGACGCGCGAGGGCATACTGGCCTGGGATGTCGCGCAGGCGGCCACAGGCCAGCTGCGCGTCGCGGAGGGCGCGGTGCTCGGCTGGGACATGGGCGCGGTGCTGGCCATGGCCGCAGCTGCCGGGCTCGACCCACGTGCGGCTGTCGAGCTGCTGCCGGTGATCGAGGCGGCGATGGTGCGCGCGGTCAACGCGCAGATCCGGGCGCAGGGCCCGCAATAGGCGTTTACGCCGTCCAACATCAAAAGATCGGGGGCCAGCAGCATGACCAGCGCGTCCAAACAGGTCACGGTTCGGCTGGCGGCCGAGGGCGGCCGGCAGGTCCGCGCCGAGCTCAAGGGCATTGGCGACGACGGCGCCACCGCCTTCCAGCGGCTGAGCTCGGAAATGGAAGCCGCCAATGCGCGCGCCGACCGGTTCTTCCGCCGGCTGCGGATCGCGGCGGCGGCCGGTGCTGCGGCCGTGGGGGCTGCGGCCACGGCGATGATCCGCAGCGGGCTGCAGATCGTCGACAGTCAGGCCAAGCTGGCGCAGTCGCTGGGCACCACTGTCGCCTCGATCCAGACGCTGGAGCGCGCGGGCGAGCTGGCGGGCGTGTCGATGTCGGGCATCGAGCAGGCCACCAAGGATCTGACGCGCCGTCTCAGCCAGGCCGCGGCCGGGACCGGCCCCGCCGCCGACGCGCTGGACAGGCTGGGGCTGTCGGCGACCGACCTGATCGCGCTGCCGCTCGATGAGCGTGTGGGGGCGATCAATGCGGCCATCGAGGACTTCGTCCCCGCTGCCGAGCGCGCGGCGGTGGCGGGTCAGCTTTTCGGCGAGGAAGGCTCTATCGCGATGAGCCGGATCGACACCGCTACGCTGCGCCAGGCGACGAAAGACGTGCGCGCCTTCGGCGTCGTGGTCTCCGCACAGGACGCCGCACAGATCGAACGGACCAACGATGCGATTTCGCGGCTGGGGCTGATCTGGCGCGGGCTGGCCAACCAGCTGGCCGTCGCCGCGGCTCCGGCGCTGGAGGCCGTGGCCGACGCGATGGCGGCACTCGCGGAGCGCAGCGGCCCGGTGGGGCGCGCCATCGAGCTGGTGCTGGGCAATCTCGACCGGCTGGCCGCGACGCTCGCGGCGACAGCAACACTGGTGGCCGGTCGCTTTGTTGCCGGGCTTGCGGCCGCAGCTGTCAGTGTGCGCGGGCTGGCCACGGCGCTGGCGCTGCTGCGCGGGGCGCTCATGCGGCTGCCCTTTGTGGCGCTGGTGATCGGCGCGCAGGAGCTGATCCTGCGCTTTGGCCGGCTGGTCGCGGCGGCGGGGAGTTTCTCCGATGCCCTCGATCTGCTGCGCGGCGTGGCGTCGGAGGTCTGGGATCGCATGGGCACCGGCGCGCGGGCGCTCGGGGCGACGGTGGCGGCAGCATGGGCCGGGATCCGCGCCAGCGTGGCAGACGGCGTGCAGGCCAGCCTGGATGCGGTGGCACGCGGCGCGTCGCTGATCATCAACACCTGGCGCGGGGCGTTCGCGGCCACGCAGGCGATCTGGTCCGATCTGCCGGCCGTGCTGGGCGAGGTCGTGACCGGTGCGGCCAATGCCATGGTGCGCGGCGTGGAGCGGTTGCTGAATGCCGTTATCGGACGCGTGAACCGCTTCATCGCGGGGATCAACAAGATGCTTGCCGCATTGCCGGCATGGGCCGTGGGCGACGGCGGGCTGCGCATCGGGGCGCTGGACGATGTCAGCCTCGGGGACCTCGAGAACAGGTTCGCGGGCGCGGCGCGTGATGCCGGCGGCCGGGCGGCGGAGGCGTTCACGCAAGCCTTCGAGCGCGACTACCAGATCCCCGATCTCGGGCTGGGGGCCTATGCCGAGGAGGCGCGCGCCACGCAGGACGCCCTGCGCGGCGTGGCCGAGGAACTGCGCGGGGCAGCAACCGGGCCGCTGGAGTCGGTCGAGGCGATCCGCGAGGTGCTGGCTCGCACCTCGGAGGCGGCCGATGCGTCAGCGGACTCCGTCGCCGGGATCGGGGACGCCTTCGACGGTGTCTCTGGTGCCGGCAAGGATGGTGCAGCGGGTGGCAGCGGTACTGGCGGCGCGGCTGGTCGTGCTGCCGAGGCCGCGACGACCGCCGGCAACGCGATCGCGGCGGCGGGCGAGACGGCGGCGCGGGGCTGGGATGCCGTCTCAGACAGTCTGCAGGGCTATGCCGACAGCGCGATGCAAACCGGCCGGCAGATCGGCGACGCGCTGGTCAGCGCGTTTCGCGGCGCCGAGGACGCGCTTCTGACGCTGGTCACGAAGGGCAAGGTGGATTTCCGCGATCTGGCGAACTCAATCCTGGAGGACATCACCCGCATCGCGCTGCGCTCGGCGGTGCTCGGCCCCCTCGCCAATTGGCTGGGCGGCGCGCTTGGCGGTATCGGCGGCGGTCTCGGAGGTAGCCTTACCGCGGCGGTGGCGCATTCCGGTGGCGTGATCGGTGTCTCGGCGCTGCCGCAGCGGCAGGTGCCCGCCATGGCCTTCGCCGGGGCACCCCGACTGCACGCGGGCGGCATGGTCGGGCTCCAGCCGGAAGAGGTCCCCGCAATCCTGCAGCGCGGCGAGCGGGTCCTGTCCCGCCGCGAGGTGGCCGAGGGACAGCGTGGTGGTGGTGGCGACCGCGGCGGCGGTGTCACCGTCAACATGACCATCACCACGCCCGATGCCGACAGTTTCCGGCGCTCGCAGGGCCAGATCACGGCCGAGATGAGCCGCGCCATCGCCCGGGCACGGCGCAATCGGTAGTGCCAGTAGATAAGGCAATCCATGACCGACTTTCATGATGTGCAGTTTCCGGCCACCATCGCCTACGGGGCCAGTGGCGGGCCGCGGTTCCTGACCGCTATTACCGCCACGCAGAGCGGGCGCGAGCAGCGCGTGGCGCAGTGGCAGCGCTCGCGCGGCGAATGGAACGTCTCGACGGGCATCCGCTCGCGCGCCGACGTCGCGGCATTCCTCGCCTTCTTCTACGCCCGGCGCGGCCGCGCGCACGGGTTTCGCTTCAGGGACTGGACGGATTTCCGGGCGGCCGGCCAGCTGCTCGGAGTTGGCGACGGGGAACGGACCGCGTTCCAGCTTGTCCGGCGCTATGACAGCGGCGGCGCGGTGCACGAACGCCGGATCACCAGGCCGGTCGCCGGAACCCTGACCGTTTACCGGGACAATACAGAAGTGACCAATGGCGTGTCGATCGATCACGCCACCGGAGTAGTGACCTTCTCGAGTGCGCCCGACGCGGGAACAGAGATCACAGCGGATTTCGAGTTCGACGTGCCGGCGCGGTTCGACACCGATGCCGCCGATCTCACCGTCGAGACCTTCGAGATGCAGCAATGGGGCCGCATCACCGTGGTGGAGATCCGCGAATGAAGGTGATGTCATGAAGACGGTCTCCCCCGAACTGGCTGCGCATCTCGAGGGCGATGTGCTCACGCTGGCCACCTGCTGGCGGCTTGCCCGCCGCGACGGGGTGGTGTTTCGCGCCACCGATCACGATGGCGATCTCGAAGTCGAGGGCGAGACCTACCGCGCCCGCGCAGGGTATTCGCGCACCGCCGTGGCCTCCGAGGC